CCAAGTGAAAGAAGACATGAACCAGAACTCGGGGTCGGTATGTCCGCCTGAGTTGTCTCTAATCCAGAGAAATCTGGAGATCCTCAAGCACGCGATAAGGCTCAACGCTGAACTGGAACGCGTATCCAGCTTCTCACCAGACATGGTGGGAATTCTCCAAGGTAACTTGAACGGTATCTTGTCCTCGCTTCATGCCAGGCTTGACCAAGTAAATGATCCAACCGAGACAACTGAAGAGTTGATAGACTCTCTTCGCAAGAGGGTTACCAGCCTAGAGTCCGAAAACGCTAGTTGGAGGGTCTTAATCAAAGAGATGAACCGCAGTACCGAGGCGATGGCCTCAATAACCTGCACCCGTAGTTCGTGTCCTCTTCGCAAATGGGAAGAATCCACGCCCTAACAGTCCTGTCGCCCTGGTCGGGCGGCAACAGCATCTTGCTGTGCGAGTGTCTCACACCCTTGCGGGAGAAGACTATGGCTTTAAGCCAAACTCTACAGGATGATCTGTGTCATAAGCTTGGGGCTGTAGGCCTGCCTGAGCACCTTCGGGTGCCTCTGGTTGGCCAAGTCATTCGCCAGGTGCGAGCCGAGGGGCCCGAAAACGTCGTAAGACGTCTTAAGGTCCTGAAGCAGGCGGCTGTAAATACCCTTGCGGGGCAACCCGTGAGCCTTCCATGGATCGCGCATACGGACCAGGGCCCAAAAGGCATCTGGAAACCGGTGTGGCGATGGTTGAAGTCGCAAAAGCATCGAACGAGAGTCCGAGCCCTAAACACGGTGATGGTGTACGCAAGCATCGTCTTACCGAAGCACGCGGATCCGACACCGACACAGGAGCGAAAGTTCCTTGGTTCGGTCGAGGTGGCGCCCGAAGAAGTGGTGGCGCGACGAGTCCGTGTAGATACCGCGATGCGGCATGACCGAAATCTGCGAGATGGCGTAACAGCCCTTGAGCGGATACTCCACCGGTCTGGTTGGGAACCAGATACGGAGAGGGGAATTCCATCCTTATTGGAGTTCCTAGGCAGGCGCTATGGAGTCGATCCTCAGTCAGTTGCTAAATCCGAAAGGGTGATGCAGCTGTTCTTGGGACGGGAACAGTTCTACCCGTTCCACGCCTTTCCACAGGTCCAGAAGACCCTCGGCGAGGTTGGAGAAGACTGGTTTGCCCTAACACATCCGTGGAACGGCAGACACCTTGACTGGAGATCCGTTGAGGTTCCAGAAGAGGCCATTGGCGTTATCGGGTATTCGCAAGAACCCGGTGCCAAATTGCGAGCCTTTGCAAGCCCGAACTGGGTTTTGCAGGCCGCGACGGAAGGGATGAAGCAATGTTTGCTCTCAGCGTTGGATCGCTGTCCGTGGGATTGCACCCATGAGCAGTTGAAGGGAGTCCTAGGCGTGCAGCGTTGGCTTAGCGAGGGCCGAAAGGTCTTTGCGGTTGACCTGAGCGACGCAACCAATAACTTTCCTCTGCAGCTGCAGCTAGGGGTCTTACGTCAGATCGGTATTCCCGATCACGACTTGAGGCTTCTGGAACTTATCTCTAGGTCACCTTTTAAAGTGTCTTGGGGTGAGGGCAGGTTAGTGGCATGGAATGTTGGTCAGCCCCTTGGGGCCGGCCCTTCTTTCATGTCATTTGCGTTAGCACACGCTTCGGTGGCTCTTGCGTCCGAGATCGCGGCAGGAGTGTCGCGGGAAAATCTCGGGAGCACCTTCTACATCCTTGGTGACGATATAGTCATTGCGGATGAAGAGGTCCACCGTCGGTACCGGGGTTATCTGGGTGTCCTCGGATGCCCAGTCTCGGAATCGAAATGTCTCGTAAGTACCGTGGCCAGTGAATTCGCTGGCAAACTCATAACACGGGACCATGTGTACCATGGGTACAAGTACCGGGAAATTAGTGATATATCCTTCCTGGATGTAATGCGAAACCTCGGTCCTCAAGCCCTGAGCGTGTTGAGTGCCCCGCAAAGGGCATACGCTGAGCTGGTGTGGGAAGTTCCTGAGCCTTATGGGCTTGGGTTCAACCCTAGTGGACGTCCATATGCCGAGAGGTATGCGGAATATTTGCACTTGGTAGAGGCATTAGAGCAGGCAGAGCCTGACACCAACACTCTACGTCCACAAGAAATCGTAGCGAAGATGGTCTACGGTTTCAAGTCGCGAGTCTGGCGGTACTTCCCCGTTTCCCGATGGGGGAGGATTCTGGACCAGGGCGATTCGGAACAACCGGGTCAGCTCAATCGTGAACGGGCTTTTGGATTCGCCCGTCGGACGGATCGACTGGTATCACCAGCCATAGTTGCTGGAGATCCGCGTGCAAACCCCCTCGAGGGGTGGACCACAAGGATTCTGAGAGGGATAAAACCCTTGCTTGAACGGTCTAGGAGTCGGTCAATGGCATTGTCCCAGGTGAGGTAACACTCTCCTGCCCCTAGGGC